TAACGAAGTGTATCTCTGGAATGGTATCGGCACTCGGACCATTGACAGTAAGGCTTATGCTGGTGCAGGGGAGTTCTTACAGATCGAGCCTATCGAAGAGACCGGGGATATTTCCGCTAGGGGGGCTACTATTTCCCTCAGTGGTATTGATAATGCCAGTGGGTCTTTGTTCATTAAGGCTCTTGCTACACCATACCAAGGTCGAGAGTGTAAGATTTACTTTGGTGTGATGGACGACCCTACCGACTACATCCAGATATTCTCTGGCTATATGGACCAGATGAACATTGATGAAGGCCCAGACACCAGCACTATCACTCTGACTGTGGAGAACAAGCTAGTAGCCTTAGAGCGTCCTGCTGGTACTCGATATACTTCTGCTTATCAGAAAGAGGCACACACCGGGGACAAGGGCTTAGATTTTGTAGCAGGACTACAGACCAAGAAGATCATATGGGGGGCTATCCCTGAATGAAGTATCAACAAGAGTTCTTAGCTACAGTTAAGGACGACATCCGACCACTGATACAAAAGCATTGGGAAGACATAGCCCTTAACAAAGACAAGATTAAACTAAACCCAGACTGGGATGCCTACCACGACCTAGAGCAAAAAGGAATGCTCAAGGCTTTTACAGCCAGAGAAGGTGACAAGTTGGTGGGTTACTTTGTTGTAGTTGTTCAACGGAACCTCCACTACAAGGACCACCTCTTTGCTTCCAATGACATCGTTTTCCTACACCCCGACTACAGGAAAGGTCGCACTGGCATTAAGTTGATCCAGTTCGCAGAGAAGTGTCTCAAAGAAGATGGCGTCTCAGTCTTGGCTATTAATACGAAGGTTCACAAGCCTTTCGATAATCTGATGCAGTTCCTAAAGTTTAATTTAGTTGAGCGCATCTACTCTAAATATATAGGAGACTGATATGGGTCAGAGCCTTGTAGGAGGTCTCATTGGTGGTGCTGCTGGTGCCATACCCCACCTTCTGACTGGCAACATCCCAGCAGCCTTGGCTCTTGGTGGCATTGGCTTTGTTGGTGGGTTTGCCAGCAGCTATATGGCCAAGCAAGCCACAGCAGACGCCTTGTCCAGTGCTATGGACGGTGGTGAGCCTAAGTTCGGTGGCTATAACGTCAATCGTAGAGGTGCAGCACTACACCACCAAGTGATCTATGGGCAGACTAAGACTGGTGGTGTAGTAGTATTTGATGATGCGCATGGAGATGATGGGGAAGCCAACACAGACAATAACAAATACCTTAGCCGCATTATTGCTTATGCTGGACATGAGATTGAGTCTTTCGAGAAGATTTATATTGGTGGTGGCTACAGAGTAGGGACTATCAACAGCAGCACTGGTGCAGTCACTGGTGTCTTTGCTGTCGATCAAAGTGGTGAAGATGTAGGTAGCCAGCTAACAGGGGCCAATAACCCCTTTAATGGGTATCTTAGTATTCGTGAGGTACTGGGCGACCACACTGCAAGCCTTGGTGGCCAGACCTTTACTCATTTTAGTGACGACTGGACAGCCGATCACAAGCTCCTTGGCATTGCTCACTTGGCTATCTTGTTTGAGTATGTTGATGACGTATGGAACGAAGGACTACCAGAGGTCACTGCCCTTATCAAAGGCAAGAAGGTCTATGACCCCAGAGAAGCCGGTCATGATGTAGCTGACCCTACTACTTGGGAGTGGTCTAATAACCCTGCACTCATCGTCCGAGACTTCCTGACTAACAGTGTCTATGGCCTTGGCGAAGATGATGCTAACATTGATGACACGCTTGTAGACTCTTCTGCGGACACTTGTGATACTGTTGTAGATGGTACAGTTGATACAAAGAAGTACACCTGTAACGGTGCTTGGACAACCTCTCAGGCTCCTGTAGACGTTATTGCACAACTTATGACCTCTTGTGCTGGATACCTGTGGTATGCACAAGGCAAGTGGCGTATGAAGGCAGGTAAGTATGTAGCACCTACTGTGACACTCACAGAGGATGACCTACGCTCTCCTATCTCTGTAGCAACACGACACTCTCGCCGAGACAACTTTAACGCTGTACGAGGAACCTTCCGAGGGCCTAAAAGTAACTATCAGTTTACGGACTACCCTACGGTCACTGCTGCTAACTTAGTTATCGATGATGGTGGCTTAGAAAGTACGATGGACTTGGCACTGCCTTTCACTGATACTCCTGAAGAGGCTCAGAGGCTGGCCAACATTGCCCTAGAGAAGAACCGAGAACAAATTACGATTACTGGTAGCTTCGGTCTTAATGCCTTTTCTTTGCAAGTAGGTGATAACGTAAACATCACAAACACTCGCTTTGGCTGGACTGATAAGCTATTTGAGGTTGTAGCATGGAGCCTTAGTATAGAAGACTACCAGCTAAACGTCAACCTAGTGCTTCGTGAAACTGCCACTGGTACTTACGATGAGTATGCCCACACCGACTTTGAATCTAATAATACCAATCTACCGGGAGCTTTGGGCGAAGTTGTAGTTGGTGGCGTTAGTCCTACCCTTAACCCTGTTGGCTTAACTGCTGGTGGAGGGTTGCGACAGAATAAGATTAGCTGGACCAACCCAATCAATGACAACTGGCACGCTACAGAAGTCTACCACGACACTTCTAGTACCTATTCTCCGTTGGCTAGTGCAGCATCTTACTCTCCCGGCACTGTTATTACGCCCACAGATTTTGAATATATACCCACAAATGTCACTGCAACCTCAACTTATTTTGAGCATGACGGCTCTTTTGTCTCTAGGATAAGAGAAGACATCTCCTCTTTAACTACGGGCAAATACTATTTTGAAGTACACGTAGACCAAAACACCTCTTCTCTTTTTCCAGTTGTAAATTTTGGTCTAGGTGCTAACGTCTACACTTCAGGAATAAACGGGTATCAAACAGGAGAAGTAGGTGGGTTTTGGAACCTTGAAACTGCAAGAAATGATATTTATCTCGGAAGTGCAGCCGGAGAAGGGATTATCTCTACTAGCAGCTCTTCTACCGGCTCTGGGATACTTTGTATTGCTTGGGATAAAGGTAACGGGGATATCTGGTTTGGCTTTGCTCCCGATCAGGGGGCTGTAGAGTGGAGGACAGGAAGCTCTACATCAACAACTACTTTTCCTGCTTCTGACCCCATTGCTACTGGCGTAACTATTAATCACCTTTATTTGGGCATGAGCCGAGCTAGTAGTGGAGACGGCGAAAGAATCTACCTCAACTCTGGAGGAAACCCTACCTTTAACGGGCAAGTTTCTGGTAACTACGACAGCACTTGGTTTTACGAGCCTCCTTCTTTTGGGACGCCTAAGTTGGTCACAGTGACGGGAGAGTCTTATGTTCATACTGGCTTGCAACCAGCCTCTACCCACTACTATTGGGTAAAAGCTATTAGCGATGCTAGTGGCACTGCACTAGGTTCTTCTACTCCTATAGGAGCTAGTGGTGGCTCTACGGGTGTAGGAGCTACTACTTTGCGAGCTGAGACTGACGATATTGAAGACAGTGCAATTGTAACTGATAAAATACAAAACAATGCTGTTTCTGTTAGGGACTCCGCTGCGGGTCTTGTTTCTCAAGACCTTGGGGAAAAACTTGACCCCTACGAAGTAGCTGCCGGGCCTGTAAGCATTTCTGCTGTTACCGGGGAGGATATAATAATTGATTGGAGCTATGTCGTAGAGCAAGATGACGACGCTGGAACGGGAAGAACCAATGTTCAAATCCAAAGGTCTACAAGTTCAAATTTTACTTCTTTTAATACCCCACTAACGCTTAGTAACTTAATTCACGATGTTAGGGCCACCCACTCTGCGGTGTTTAGGGACACTGTAACTTCTTCTGGTACTTACTATTATCGACTGGCGGTTCAAAGAAGTGGCCCGACTGGTGGACCCTGTAGCTTGGTGTATGGTTCAATAAACGTACTAGAGATTAAAAAATGAGAGCTATCGTTTATAACACTCTTTTGGGGAATATTGAGGCAGTTAGGGTCGGCAACCTTCATAACCTTGAAAACTTACTTAAACCCACACAATCTTTTATTATTAGCGACGAGGATATAGAGGGCAAGAAGATTGAGAGTGGGTTGCTAGTTGACATACCTACCTCTGAAAAAGAGGAAAAAGAAATCTACAGAGCTTGGAAAGACCTTAGATACAACAGAAAAATGCTCCTTAGCGAGTCTGACTGGACCCAAGTACCAGACGCACCAGTTGACAGTGCAGCTTGGGCAGTGTATCGTCAACAACTCCGAGACCTGCCAGCTAACACAACAGACCCAAGGAATGTAGTATGGCCAGAGCCACCCTCTTAGTCTTTACCGGGATATTCTGGGTAGCACTGTTTGGCCTCTTCTGGGCTACCAACTCATTTTCCCACGATGGGGGGTCTGTTTCCCACGAGGGGGGTTTCTCAAAGCGGTCTGAGCAGCATTTAGCAGAAATTCATATCGAATTGTATGAAGTTGTTTTCCTTGCTAGACTTCTATCAGAGGTTCCATTTGAGATCACTGACGGTCTGAGAACAATAGAAGAACAAAGACACTACTACGAGACAGGCAAGAGCCAGACGATGAACTCTAAGCATCTGACAGGCCATGCAGTTGATGTAGTACCAATCCCTGTAACATGGGA